AAGGACAGAACCTTTACGGACACCCAAGATGAAGACGATATTTTACGCGCGCGTAAGCACTGCTGAACAGACGCTCGACCACCAGATCACCCAGGCCGAAAAGGCCGGATTTACTTTTGACGAAGTCGTTGCCGACCACGGTGTTAGCGGCGTTTCCACCAAGCTCGCTGATCGTCCCCAGGGCAAGCGTTTGACCGATATGCTTCGGCATGGCGACACCCTGGTGGTCCGATGGATCGACCGCCTGGGCCGCGACTATTCGGACGTAACCGACACTATGCTCCTGCTGATGCGTCGGGGCGTGGTTGTCCGCACAGTGATCAATAACATGACCTTCGATGGGTCCACCGCAGACCCCCTCCAGAAGGCGCTGAGAGACGCTATGATAGCCGTTCTCGCGGCGATGGCGGAAAGTCAGGCAGAGACGCTGAAGGCCGCCCAGAAGGCTGGTATCGCCCATGCGCAGGCATTGGGGCGGTATAGGGGGCGCAAGCCCAGCTACACCCAGGATCAGCTTGAAATCGTGACCAGAATGGTGGCCCAGGGAGATGGGGTTAGCGCCATCGCGAGTGAGAGCGGACTTTCCAGGCAGACGATTTACCGGATCAAGGCCGATCCGAGTGGAGCGGCCAAAATACTTGGTGGATGGTTCGACTGACAGCAACCCGTTGTTCGACAGCAAGCTGTCAGTCGAAGTAAATTAGAAAGTGCCCTTGATGCTGATCCCGACTTCGATGCCTCCCAGGAAGTGGACGGAGGGGGCGCCGTTCACAATTATCGGAGAGTATGCTGTTATCTGGGTCAGCGGGCGGACGGAAGAAAGCGCTGGCTTAGCCCACGCAAAGTCAAAATGAACGCCTCCTACGAAGTCCTGCCAGCCAGCTAAGGCAGGATTGGCAGCAAAAGTTTGGGTGCCTAAAGCCTTCCCCAGCGCGTCGGCCATCACTTGGGCCAGGGCAGCAGCGGCGGCCTGTTTGAAGATCACCGCTGCCTCTTCGGGGGTGGACGCTGCGGTGACAGTGGCAGGTGCTACGTTGAGTTCCATTGCATACCTCGCGTGAACTTGAAGTGGCTGAAGAACAGGTTCCCTTGAAAACCTTCGTGGCGACCCTCGGCAATGTCTATCCAAGTGCAATTTTCATTCAATTCGTAGTAATACGTGGAACGCACTGTCGCTGTATTGAATAGCTGTCTAAATACCCAGCTACCGAGCAAGCGAGAGAAACCCTGGAGCCAGTGTCCTGTAATGCTGGCCCTAAATAGTCGGTGCCGAAACGATCCCGCCAACCATCAGTTAAGACCCTCGCCGCCAAGGCCAATCTCTGGCGCTATCGTGCCCGCAATCTGAGATCGTCGATGGGCCGTCGAGCGCCCGATCTCCCGCGCCCTTCGACCGACGAGTTGGAAGCCTGGCTCCGCGCACAGCCGCCGCATTGCAGCTATACCGGTGAGCTTCTCGACATCGCTGATCTCCATGTCGATCACATCGTCCCCCTGGACCGTGGCGGTGACCATTCCCTCTCGAATTTGTGTCTGGCGTCTCCTGCCGCGAACAGGGCCAAGGGAGCCATGTCCGGCGATGAATTCCACCTCCTGCTCAACCTGGTTGGATCGTGGCCAGACCGTGGGGCTGACCTTCTGAAGCGCCTCCGGATGGCCGGGGCAGGGTTCAGCCGCTGATCCACGCCGCACCGATCCAGCAGCGCGGCGTGGACATTATTAGCTCCAGGGGAGCAGGTGCGCGTGATCAAAGAAGATGTGCAGGACCGCTGCAACATCGACCAAGATCGTAACCTTCAAGCGGCGCATAACGCCTCCATCGATACGATATTGATGAAGCCCTTACATCGGGCGGCGATGTTACAGCCGATTGGTTCGCTTACGGCGCTAGCGGATTACCTTGTCTGGACAGCCTACGCACCCGTTATGCCCGGTGGTCGGCGCCCCGAAGGGCTGGCTGCGGATCGGATTGTGCCTGATCCTGCGATGAGCGGCAAGGTCATTGGTATCGCCGGGGTCAAATAAATACCGGCGTGAAAGCCGTAACCTCCAATTTCCAGCCCATTCCGCTCCAGCAAGCGGCCATTGATCTCGTCAAATCGTCCGACGCCACGAACTTGCTTTTCTATGGTGGTGGCCGATCCGGCAAAAGCATCGTCATCAGCTATATCATCCTGATGCGCGCCATGGCCGCGCCTGGATCGAAGCACGGTATATTCCGCCGCACCGCTACTGCCGCGCGCGCTACGCTGTTCAAGCTGGCGTTCCCAAAGGCATGTGAACTGACCTTCGGTCGCGAATTTCTCGCCAATCCAAAAAATTGCACGATCAACAGCGTCGATATGACGATCACCCTCGCGAATGGGTCGATCATCTCTTTTGGAGGTGTTGAAGAGCATAATCGCGATCGCATTCTGGGTGAAGAATATGAGACCATATGGCTCAACGAATGCACAGAATTTGAGTATGATGATTACACTTTTCTGAAGTCGCGCCTTTCTGGCGTCACCTTGACTTCATCGGGGCGTCGCATGCGGCCGATCGTCTTCAGCGATCTCAATCCCGATCTCAAAACGCACTACACCTATCAATGTTGGATCGCGAAGAAGAACCCCGCACGTAACGTCCCGCTGCGCGATCCTGATGATTGGGTTTCGCTCCAGATGAACCTGGCGGAAGACGCCGATCACGTCAGCGCCAGCTACCGCGAAGGCCTGATGGATGGCTCGGACGCTGACATTCAACGTTTCGTCAGCGGCTATTGGCGCGACGAGCGCGAACACAGCCTTTTCCGCCCCAGCGTGGTCAATCGCTTTCGTGTCCAGGCGCCTCCTGCCGATCTCCGTCGCATCGTGGTGGCGGTCGATCCTGCGATCAGCAGCCACGAAGGATCGGACGAGACCGGTATCGTTGTCGCAGCGGAGGCCGGTGATGGCGACTATTATGTCCTGGCCGATTACAGCCTCAAAGGGGCGCCGAAAGAGTGGGCCGCCGCTGCTGTGCAGGCCTATCACGATTGGGAGGCGGATCGCATCGTGGCAGAGCAGAACCAGGGCGGCCTGATGGTTTCAGAGACCCTTCGCCATGCCAGTAGGAACGTGCCGGTGAAGCTCGTTCATGCTTCTCGCGGGAAGGTCATCCGCGCAGAACCGATCAGCGCGCTATATGCAGATGGGCGGGTCCACCACGTGGGAGAATTCAAGGAGTTGGAGCGGCAGATGTTTGCGTTCCACAGCAGCTATGACCGTCGAAAAGAAGGCTCTCCTGACCGTCTCGACGCCCTCGTCTGGGCCGTGACCGAACTGGCAGTGGCGCCTGCACCATCGCGCCATGTCGCATCCGGGAAGGTGGCTGGTCGATACGGCTAAATAGCCGATGAGTTCACTATCGATCCAGACCGAGAAATTTTCGAAGCAGAACCGCCGGTGGAACCGCACCCACGATTGTGTCGTTGGCGGTGACCAGATGGCCGCCCAGGCGAAGGCCGGTCATTATCTGATCCGCCCGTCCGGCTACAGCGACGAAGAATTCGACGCATACTGTGATCAGACGCCATTCTTTGAAGCCACCGCTCGAACCCTCGGCGGGATTATGGGCCAGGTGTTTCGCGAAGACCCCACGGCGACCACCGATAGCGAGGCGGTCGAGGATTTTCTGGCGACGGTCACTATTGAAGGGGACAATCTCCCTGAGTTCGCTGCGATGGCGTTTCGGGAGGCCGCGATCACCGACTTTGCGGCGATCCTGGTATTTTGGCAGGAAGCCGCCTCCCGGCCTTTCCTCGCCCTCTATCAGGCCGATGATATTCTTGACCTCCAGTATGGGATCGTCGGTGGCCGGAAAGGGCTGATTTACGCCCGCCTGCGCGATGATGCCGACACCATCCGCGAACTCTCGATCGTCAACGGTGCGGCCCAGGTCGTCATGCATACGCGTGACGGGACTGTCTGGACTGCCAGCGAGCCGGTCATAATTTCGATGGGAAACCGACCGCTGACCAGCCTGCCATTGTTTGTCCGTGGTGACAGCACGACTACCAGCCTGCTCGATCCGGTCGCTGTCACTGCCGTGAAGCACTATCAATTGCAGGCCCGCCACTATGATGGCCTAGCCTGGACGACCACTCCGCGCGTGGTGATGATCGGCGCAGAGCGGGAGGTCGATGCCAATGGAAATGAAATCCCGCTCTCGATGGCGCCCGGTGCAGTCTGGTGGCTTCCCGCGAGTGAAAACGGGAAATCCGCAGATGCGAAGATCATCCAGGCCAGCGCTGAACTCCCCGGCGTCCGCGCAGAATTGGATCGGCTCGAAGCGCATATGGCCGCTCTCGGCTCTCGCATCCTCGCGGGTGAAAAGGCTGGCGTTGAGGCCGCCGATACGGTTGCGATGCGCCACAGCGGGGAAAACGCTTCCCTGGCTGGTGTCGCCCGCAGCGTCTCGACCTGGCTCGAAAAGGCCATCAATCTGATGCTCGAATGGGCCGGTCTCGACACCGTCGAATTCGCCCTCAACACCGATTTCATCCCCGCACCATGGACCGATTCTGAAGTCGCGACCCTGGCAACAGACGTTCGTGAAAGCCGTCTTAGCCTTGAGAGCTACCACAACATGATGGTGGATGGTGGCTGGCGCGATCCGTCCGTCAGTTGGGAGGAAGAGCGCTCCAGGCTGGAAGGGGAGGCCAATATCCTCCCTCCATATGATCCTGCTGTCGAGCCGGTCGCCCAGGTCGAATAATGGCTGACGGCGTTAATGCAGAACTGGCGTCGCTCTATGTCCTCCACGCCATCTACGCCCAGCGATATGGCAAGTCGGTTGCGGCCAAGATTGTCCGGATGATCAATAGCGCCGACAAGTCACTGGTTGATGAGGTGACTCGGCGATACGCGCAGATCGCGGCAGATGGTTTCGACCGTGGTCCGGCCACGACGCGACGGATCGAAGAGACGATCCGCGACCTCCGCGCTATCAATGACAACGCCTATCGCCCTGTAGCGAACGACCTGATCGACGAACTGTCGGATTTTGCCGAATATGAAGCGGAATGGGCGGCCTCGACGATCAAACGGGTCATCCCCGTCGAGCTTGGCGTCAACATCCCCGCGCCGGGTGTCCTGCGGCAGCTTGTCGAGGAATCGCCGGTCAGCGGTTACCTTGTCCGTCCTTGGTTGGATGGCATTGCGGAAAGCCGGATCACAAAGATTGAGGCTGTGATCCGCGACGGTGTGACATCAGGCCGCACGACCGATCAGATCGTCCGGTCGTTACGTGGCACCCGCGCGAAGGGCTATGCCGACGGCGTCTTGGGCGGGTCTCGAAAGAGCGTCCAATCGATGGTGTTGACCGCGACTGCGACGGTGCAGAACAACGCGAGAGAGGCGCTGTATGGTGGAAACCCGACGTTGGTGCCAAAGGTTCGCTTCGTCGCGACCCTCGACACGCGGACGACCGATCGTTGCCGCAGCCTGGATGGCAAGGTCTTCGACCGTTCGAAGCCGCACCCTAAGCCTGCCCTTCATATTCGCTGCCGATCCCTCTTGGTGCCTGTCACCCCAAGCTGGCGCGAGCTTGGTTTCGATGTCGATGATGTTCCTGCGCCCGCCCGCGCATCCATGAACGGACAGGTGGGAGGCTTGGAAACCTATTCGACCTGGCTTCCCAAGCAGTCCCGCGCCACGATTGAAGAGGTGCTGGGCAAAAGGAAAGCCGACCTTTTCATCAGCAAGAAGCTCAAGTTTCAGGATTTCCACGACGACACGGGTAAAGAATACACCCTCGATCAGTTACGTCGGCTTCATCCTGCTGCCTTTCGCTAAATAGAAGCGTCACCCAAGCCTGGGCGGCGTCCTCTAATCAGCAGACGAAAGGAAACATGGAAAAGACTATCGAAGAATTGCAGGCCGAACTTCACGAGGCCGTCGAAAAAATTAGCTCGCTCACCGCGTCGGTTTCCTCACTTGAAACCACCAACGCAGCCTTGAAGAGCGAGAAGGTCGATGCAAAGACCAAGGCCGACCAGGCGGCGCGCGACGCGGCTGAAAAGGCCGGGAATGTCGAAGCCCTCAAGGCCAGTCACCAGGCCGAACTGGACCGTTATCGCGCCGATCTCGACGCGGAGCGCGCGGCGCATCACTCCCGCCTGAAATCACATGAACTGACTGCTGCGTTCGCCGCAGCAAAAGTTGACCCCGCGCATCTCGATCTCCTTACCGCCGCCAATATCGGCCGGATCGAAGTCCGCGATGGTGCCGCGATGATCGGTGACAAAACGGTCGGCGCCCATTTCGCTGAATATTTTGCCGGGTCGGGTGCTGCCTACATCGAGAAGCCCGCCAACAGCGATGCTGGCATGGGCCTGCGTAACGCAGCCAAGGCGACTCCGGATGCTTGGTCACTCGACGCCTATAATCGCCTCAAGAAAGAAAATGGCGAAACCGCCAAAGCATATGCGGCCAAGCATGGCCATGATTACCTTTCCTGAGCCAGGATAAATCGTCTCGCTGATAAATAAGGCCAGACGATAACGTTTGTGTGTGTCGTCGTTTAATTTTTGGAGACCCAAATCAATATGGCGACGACACGCCTCTCGAATATTATCGAACCCAAGATTTTCGCGCAGTATGTTCTTGCGCAGACGGTTGAGAAGTCTGCTGTTCTGAACAGTGGCATCATCACCCGCACCCCTGAAGCCGCACAGCTTGCCAATTCGGGCGGCACCGTGATGGACCTGCCCCATTGGAATGTCCTCGACTACGGCGAAAGCTCGGTCGGTTCGGACGATCCGGACCGTAAGGGCGAGACCGCTGGCATCACTGCTGCCAAGCAGGTCGCGCAGAAGAATTTCCGCAACAAGGCATGGTCGAGCATGGCGCTGGCTGGTCTGGTCGCTGGTAGTGATCCGATGCAGGCCATCG